CACGAGATGGCGACGGTTCTGTATCCGTTTCCTACCAATAAGGGGTAATCATCATGGCATACGCATTAAGTGGTTTACAGCAGATCGGCCCTGGTGGGAAAGCTCCCCGAATGTGGGTCTATTCAACAACCGACGCGATTGCGACTGTGAATACCGAAGGTTATTTCAACGACGCGACTGATCTTTTGCAGGTGCGCGATATTATCTGGGTGTGCGATACAAGCACACCGACGACCAATATCGTCAGCGTGCTTTCAAACGCATCAGATGTGGTTGACATATCCGACGGCACCGCAATCTCCGAAACCGATTCGGACTAATCGGCCTCGGTAAATAGGTTCCTCTCGTGGGGGAACACAACCTGGAAAGGCAGGGGTCTGAAAGACGACCCTTGCCTTTTCTTTTTTAGGGTTTAAGTATGGCGACCGATATTTCAATGTGCTCGAACGCTCTGCTGATGATTGGGCACGGCACGATATCGAGCTTTACCGAAGGCGGTTCCGGTGCCGAGGTGGCATCGAACCTGTACACATCAACATTTGAGGCGCTGCTGAGTGCACATCGCTGGCGCTTTGCATCAGCAAAAAGTCAGTTGAGCCAGCTCACCGATACGCCGCTCAATCAGTGGACTTACGCCTACGCTCTGCCGTCCGGGTATCTGATGGGGATCAAGGTATATCCCGATACAGATTATGAGATTTACGAAAATAAACTGTACTCGGATGCCAGCAGCGTCGCACTGGATTACCTCTTTAAGCCGGACGAGTCGCGGCTGCCGGCGTATTTCGCCAAAACTCTGGAATATGACCTGGCGGCACAGTTTGCGATTCCGGTGACTGGCAACCGTTCCCTGGCTGAGATATACACGCTCAAGTTTGAGAATCAGTTAAAACGTGCCCGGTTTGTCGATTCGCAGTCGCGGCCACAGGTCGGTATTGTGGACTCGCCACTGATTGAGGCCCGCGCCTAGTGCCACGTCTGAGAACGCTGCAGACGACATTTAATGCGGGCGTGCTCGATCCACGCCTGGCAGCTCGGACTGACATAAAACAGTATTACCAGGGGGCCGATACCGGCACCAATGTCCTGGCCTTGCCGCAGGGTGGGTTCAAACGACGTCCTGGCATGGCGTATTACGCCACGCTCGGCGCTGAATCTGTTCTGTTTACGTTCTCGTTTAATGTTGCACAGACCTATGTGATGGCGTTTCAGCTTAACGCCATCAAGGTGTATATGGATGGTGTCCTACAGGCCACAGTCACCACGACCTATACCCTGGCGCAGTGCAAAGAGCTTAATGTTGTGCAGTCGGCCGATACGATGATTATCGTGCATGAGAGTCATCAGCCGGCCAAACTGGTACGCGGTGGTGCACATACCAGTTGGACCCTTTCAAATATCACCCTGTCCAACATTCCGCAGTTCGATTTTGGCTCGGGTGACGAGGATGTCTGGAGCGCAACACGCGGCTGGCCTAAGACGGTGGCGTTTTACCAGCAACGCCTATGGTTCGGTGGCTCGGCCCAACGACCGCAGACCCTGTGGGGTTCTGTGATTGCCGATTATTTTAATTTCGACGTCGGCACTGGTGCAGATGATGATGCGCTTGACGTCACCCTGGACACCAATCAGATCAATGGCATCGTCGCATTGATGCCGGCCAGGCATCTGCAGCTTTTTACCACTGGCGGCGAGTTCTATATCTCATCGAGCCCGATCACGCCCGGCAATATAGCAATCAAGAACCAGACCCGGTTCGGTTCCAGTACCACACCGCCCGTCAACATTGACGGGGCGACATTGTTCCTTGACTACGGCCAAAGCTCGATCCGTGAGTTCTTATTCTCCTGGGAGGAAGATGCGTACACGTCGAACAGCGCGACGCTGCTGGCGTCGCATCTCATCACAACGCCGGTTGATATGGATGCACGCCGAGGGACGGCGAATGAAGATGCGAATTATGTATATGTGGTTAACTCCGATGGGACGATGGCAGTATTCAACACGTTACGATCCCAACAGGTTGCCGGATGGACCAAGTGGCAAACGACCGGAGAAATCCAGGCAGTCACCGTAGAAGGCACGACAGTCTGGTTTGCGGTTAAGCGCACCATCAACAGTGCGACGGTGTATTACCTGGAGCAGGCTGACGCCGACACCTATACCGACGCCAACAAAAACCAAACGCAGTCAGCGAGTACCACGGTCGCCAACCTGGCGCACCTTAATGGGCAGTCGTGCCGGGTGCGGGCTGATGGTGCAATTATGGATGATGCCACACCATCCAGCGACTCGATTACTCTGGCACGCGCCACGACCTCGGTCGAGGTTGGCCTTGATTACGACGTAACAGTTAAGACGATGCCGGTCACGTCCGAGTTCAGCAATGGCTCAATCCTGACCGAAAAAAAACGCCTGGTTCGTATCGTGGCCGACATCTATCAGTCGCTGGGGATATACATCACGACGTCGGCATCAAGTGCCAATGTGCTGGTGCCGGACAGGACGCTTGGCACCGGGATACTGGACTCTGCACCGTCGGCCTTTACCGGCATTAAAGAGGTGTATCTAAATGGCTGGGACCGTTTGGCCCAGGTCACAATCACTCAGACAGACCCGCAGCCCTTCACTCTGCTGGGCCTGGTTGTTGAGGTGGAGGCGTAATGGCTATTAGTGCAGCGGCAATGTTTATTGTCGGCCAGGTGGCGAGCGGTGTGATGCAGGCATCCGCTGGCAGTAAAGCGAAAAAATCAGCCGGTGTATTGGCTGATATGACACTCGCCAGCGGTGAAAAACAGTCTGGTCTACTTACGCAGTATGCCGAGCGTCAGAGCGAATATGCCGGATTGCACGATGCCTATGCCCAGCAGGCAGCCGATGCGGTAAGAAAACAGGCCGGGCTGCGTTATCTGTATGCCGACCAGGCTGCTGACCTGGAGGAACAGGAGATACCGCTAATGCTGCTCGGGATCGAGCGGCAGGTCAAAGAAGAAGAAAAACTAGCGACTGACCGGGAGATAAGCCGGCGCCGGCAACTCAATCAGGCACTGTCCAGCCAGGTGGCACTGCGTACTGCGCAAGGCATACAGGCATACGATGGCAGTCCGCTGGCAATGATGGGTGCCGATATAACTCAGTTTGATCGTGACCAGGCGATAGACAAAGGCGACACCGCCCGGCGCATTGTTGATAACCGTTTCTTTGGGTCCGAGCGGGCCAAGCTCATGGCCGACCGGGTATCACTGCTGCGCTTTGGTGCGGCGACTGAGCTCGAAGCCGGGATGCAACAGGCCACCCTGGTGGGCACCCAGGCGCAGCTACAGGCCGAGGCGATCCGCATGGCCGCCGAGGGCACCATGATGAGTGCCGAGTCGCGCCTTGAGTCATCGCAGCTCGAAGCTGAGGCGATACGCATCCAGGGCAAGACCGCACAGACCAGCGCGAATATCAACGCCGCAAACACGCTGCTTAATGCCGGGTATCGGTATTCGCAGTTAGGTGGATAACATGGCAGACGCACGCAGATATCAATCAGACCAACGCACCGGCACCCCACAGGGCCGTGATCCGTTCAGTTATGGGCAGGGAATCCGTGCGCCGGCTGCGCCGAATATTCCAATGCCGCCTCGGCCGTCAGCGGCACCACCTGGACCGCCGCGTATTTATGAGCCGCGCATTACTCCCGCGCAGGCACGCTTTGAGGGGCAATCCAAGATAGCGAGCCAGCTGTCGCAGGTGCTCGGTGATTGGGGTGACCGATTCTATAAAAAGGCTGCTATTGAGGCCGAGCAGAGTGGCTTACAAGCTGGCACTCTTGCCGGTGGTTCTGGCGCTATGGAGTTGAGCGACGAGGACACGATTTATGCTAATGCCTTTAACAAAGGCGTCATGGAGGCATACAAGGGCCGTCTATTGCTTGATTCAAAGCAGGCACTCACTAAATACGCTGCAGATAATCCAGCTGACGTAGAAACTTTTGACAAACTGGTTAATGCCTACACGGTCAGCACTGAAAAGCAACAGAGCGACCCGCAGATACAAGCATACACCCGGCAGAAGATTGGCGAGTATGCGGTCGAATACCGGAACGGTATTGTCAAAGAGCAGGTAGCTCGGGCAAGAGAACAATCGGAGGTAATCTGGAACGAGGCGCTATATCAGAAAGAGCTCGATCTGCAAAGGCGTATCAAAGATGGCGACCAGGCAATGATTACGAATACCGGAATGGATATTCAAGATCATTTACAGGCAGGTATTGCGGCCGGGTTTGTTAATGGCGATCAGGCATTTGAAAAAAGCAAAAAGTTGCGCGAGGACGCGGCCGTCCACATTTACATGGAGGACTTCAAGAAAGAGGCGCGGGACGGTAACGGTGATGTGGCATTTCTGGCATTTCACAATGACGATGACCTTGATGTTTCTGCCGAGGTTCGTAAGCGTGTCGAGCAGGGCATGATTGATGAAATTAAACAAAACGATTACATAAGAGAAAAAGAAGATAAAGCTCTCGAAGAAGCGAAAATATTTAGCCAGCAAGAGGTCACCGCTCTTGGCCTGGAACAGTATGGCATGGGTAAACTGATGCTGGGATGGGTCAACAAGCAGATCGCCGATCGAACCGTCAACAACACGCAAGGGCAGATGTTATTGCGTTTAGCTAATACAACGCTAGAAAAGCAAAAAACACTCGTCAATGCCAGGAGGGAGCTGGAGCTATGGAACGGGATATACACGGGGGTTAGTCCCAGCGAAGTGCCAGGGGCTAAAGATCAAATCTTTGCAGCGATTGGTAACGGCGTTTCACCCAGCACCGGCGCCAGTATGCTGAAAGTCTTGGCTGACCCTGATTATATGAGCATCACCAAGACCGACCGATACCAGCTTGCAGTGCGGCAGATCACGACAGTGGTCGGAAAATCCACTGGCGATATGTGGGCGATGTTCGCGGATGACAACACTGCCGCCGCAGTCGCCGCAGCACAGCGAGAGCTTTACGAATTAAGTATCAGACACCCCGATCAGGACCCACTCGATCTGGTTGAAA